CTCGCTCTTCTCTGCTGCCTCCCATTAGCTCGCGGTCAACGTCGACCTCCGCTGGTATTGCTGAGACTGTGCGGCTTGCTATGGTGATGTTCTCGGCGCCTAGCTGCCCAAGCACGTTTTGCATCACTGCTTTGACTTTGTTCTGAATGTTCATGATGATAAAAAAAGCGGGTCGCCCCCGTGTGTAGGAACGACCCGCTGGGGTGTGTTATGAGTAAGGGTTGCTTAACTTTCCTTCTTGGCTGCCTTCTTGGCTGCCTTCTTGGCGACAGGCTTAACAAACTTCCGTAGGCGAATTTGCCCCAGGTGCTTGTCGACAACTTCGATGGCATCGAAACCATCAGCGGCTGTCATGTCCTTAAACTGTCTGCGGATTTCCACAGGCTGTCCTTTCTGGATCAGCGTCGTCTTGTCGGCTTTTGTGCCGAGTAATAATGCGTAGTTTGCCATGATTCTAGGTAGTTAATTATGCAGATACAAGGCGCTTAACTCCGGTGCCGATGCCGGTCTCGTAAGCGTAAACAGTTTCGATGACGTTCTTGCGAACTCCGCTGTCCTCTGAATACCAGTCGCGTAAGCCGAGTGTGATACCACCTTCGCCGACGAGTGCCTCTGCGCGGTTGTATTTGTGGCCCTGCTGTGGTGCAAGGTAGCGGAATGCTGATGCAATACCGTTGCCGTCAGTAGCAAATCCTACAAGGTTCTCGCCGTTGGCTGGAACTGCGTTGGACATGAGGATCTTGAAACCGTGAAGCATTGGGATGTCGCCAGTTTGGATGGCGTTGTATCCGTATCCGCTGGTATCTTTGATGGCACCAGCTTTGCGAAGTGCTGCGATGTAAGATGGAGAAAGGATCAAGTAACGATCATCACCCCAATCGGCGCCGTCGCAATCTTCAGCCACGTCGGCAACGTCGTCCTCGTCAAATGTGCTGGCAAGTCCGGTGAAGGATGCTGCACCGAAGTTGGCGGCAGTTACTTCGCTCCAGATATCTTGAAGCACGGTCTTGGCAAGTAGGTTACCTTTACGGCGACCGAACTTCTCCATTGTCAGGATGCGTGAGCTGGCGATCTCTACGTCGTCAAGTCCCCAAGATACATACTTGGGCTGTCCGAGTGTGAGTTCGATGGAGTCGCTGTCAGCGTCTTGCACTGTGTAGGCTCCGTGTGATGTCTTATCAAGTGCAGCGTCGATGGCGGTGTTGTCGCGCATGATGCTTACTTTTTCGCCCCTGCGTGCTGCTTCAGAACTGAAATCAGTAGTGAATGCGGTAAGAGGTGCGATTGCGGTGGTGTATCCTTCAAGCACGGATTGTGCTAGGATATCGTCGTTGATGCCTGTGATTGAGTTGGCCATGGTATTATTTTTTTAGTTGTTTGGTGGTGATTAAACCGAAGCCTTGATTGCGGCTTCGTTCTCGCGCCAAAATGCTCCAGCGGCTGCTGGGTTGGTGGCTTTAAGATTTGTGTATTGTGTGTAGAGGTCGTCGGTCTCATCGTCTGCGATGGTTGCGACTGGCTCAGAAACGCCAAGCTCTTGCATACGAGCAAGTGCGGCGCTGCTTACCTTTTCCTCGAAAGATTCTTGTGCTTCCTTACTTTCTACGAGTTCGGCTCTCACCTCTTCAAGCTCGCCAGTAAGTTTGGCATTTTCGATGGTTGCTTCAGCAAGCTCGGCGGTGCGTGTTTCCAATCTCTCGGATACCTCTGCCATTTGCTCGGTGATGTTGATGATGTCTGACTCTCTCTTGGAGATTGTCATTTCGTGCTCTGTCACCTCGGCCTTAGTGGCTTCGAGTTGATCTTTTAGGTCGTGGTCATTTTTGAAAAGTGCCATAGTTTTTTTGGTTGTTGGTTATGTTACTAGTTGCGATTTCAACTTAGATTCCTTTGATGATGGTTTGACGTGCGTATTCGTATGAGGATATTGCGTCAACAAGTCCGAGGCTTTGTGCGCGGTCGCCTTGATACCAGCCTGCTCTGAACACCTCTGGATCAACGCTGCGGTTGCTCTCTACGTGATTGCGGAACTGCTCGCCGTGTGCGTTGATCTCTTCTTGTAAGAACTCACGTTGTGCGTCTGTCATTGGTGAGTCGCGAAATGTGCCTTTGAGGTCTGCGCCTTCGTTGGTGAGCACTTCCATCTTGTAGCCCATTGCTTCCATTAGCTCTGCGTCGTCCATCCACGCCATGACGGTGCCGATGTTTCCTACGTCTGCTGATGGGCTGGCAACGATAGCGGCTGCTGATGCTGCTAGGTGATATGCTGCACTACATGCCATGCCGTCGCAGTATGCGAACACTGGCACGCTTGATGCTGCGATTGCTTGGCTTGCTTCTTCTAGTCCTGCGACTGTGCCTCCTGGTGAGTCAACGCGCATTAAGATAGCTTTTGAGTCTTGGGCTGCGTCAATCTCTGCAATGATGGAACGATAATCTGTGCTGCCAATCTTCTCATAAATAGCTGGTGCATTGTCAATCAATGCGCCCTTGACGTCGATGTGTGCGATGCCGTCTTCGTCTTCGCTGAGTGCTTGGCGAGGTGAGAAAAAGTCAGCATAGTCAATGTCTGATTTTGCTGCGCGTATGCTCTCAAGCAATGCACACATTCCTGGTCGTGTGATCGCCCATGCGCCTCTGAGGAAGCTTGTGTTATTCGTTGGAATCATTGGTCTGGTTTGGTTGTTCGTTAGGTGTCAACATTTGCAACTCTCGGTCGTCAATATCAACGCCGAACTTTGCTTCGTATTCTTCTTTGATGGTCTTGCGCTCGATAATCTCAGCACAACGCTCGCGGATATGCTCTGCGTGTGTCTTGCCTTTCTCTTGCAAGATGCCTGTCATGTTGACTGCACCTAGCTTGTATTCGTCGGCTTGTGTTTTTGAGTCGTTGCGCGGATCAATGGAAAGCTTTGGCGGCATTGTGAAGTCCCAGCGATACCAGTCTTCTGATGCTGGAAGTAAGCCGAGCTTGATTGCCTTGGACAATGCCCAGCCAACAATGCGTCGAGCTGGTCTGCGTAGCACGTCTTGACGCGCTTCAACGCTGGAGCGTGCGCGTGCTTGGATATTTCTGATGGTTGTTCCTGTGACATTCTCTGCCTTCCATACTAGCTCCACTGGCCACGGGATGCCGGCGAGTGCTTCGCGTATAATGCGATCCTGGAATTTATCCCACATATCACCTGGTCTTGAATGGTCAATGCTCTCAAGCTTGCTGCCGCTGTTGCTCTTAAAGTGACGCACCATGCCTCCGCTGTAGCTTTGAACTGCAAGCCTGTCAGTGTCGCCGACTTCGCCTGTGAGGCTTACGCTTGGATCGTCGAGGTCGACGCCACCTGTGTCTGAGTATTCAATGAGTGCATGAGATGATACCATCATCTGCGCCATCAACTCCCATTCTTGTGATGTCTTTGCCTTGCGAAGCTCATGGATGGCGTGGCTCAGTGCTGGGATGCCTCTGCCTTGATTGTGCCATTGCGGGTCGGCAATATGCACCATATCTTGTGATGAAATATATTGATCGCTGCTTGCTTCGTTACCAAGCACGCAGTATGCGACTGGTGATCCGTTGCGGTTCTCAACGACTCCGTTGCGGATTCTGTTGCCACGATAAGCGCCAACGAGTAGAATATCCTCTTTAACGCTGGATTGGCGTGTGCCAACTCTATGCGCTGGGATGTGCTGAATCTGTGGATAACCCGACTCTGTCTCGGTGAGCAGGATGAAGACGTCGCCATCGCGGTCAACTGCCACGCTGTTCATCTTTAAAGATGTGCGGAAGTCCTGCAAGTTGCCTTGCACGTCGCAGACATTAAACCAGCTTTGCAGCCATTCTTTTGCTGCGTCGCCGAACTCGTTGTCTTTGCCTTTAAATTCTGGTTCCCATGCTCTGCCGACTACTCCATCAGCCTTCTGCATGATAGCACCGCGAGGGACACCGAAGTTGGAAAATATAACGCGAGACTGTGACATGGTCGCACGATGGTCTGACTGTGTGAACAAGTCATCCAGGTCGCGTGCAAAGTCTGGCATCCAAGGGACACCGCGTGTGTATCTGTCGCTGCTGCTGACTAGCTTGCGCTGGTGTTCGGTCGGTCGTCCGTTGCTGTCTAATATGTTCATATTAAAATTGTCCGTAACTTCTGCCGGTGTGGTTGATTCCTTCGTCAATCATCTGCAATGCTCTATCAAGACAGCTTGCCCATTCTGCATTTGTCATATTAGCCATTGATGAGAACGATGCACCATTGGCGCTGCCGCTTACTACGTCAGAACCTTTGTTCGCTGCAATCTCTTCGATTGCGTCATCAAGCCACGCCTCCATGCGTGCTTTGTTTTTTGCACTTCTCGCGCCGTAGCGACGAAGCGTCTGAATGAATCCCGAAGCAATAGCCATTACAAATGGCTTTCATTTCAACTATTCGGCTTCAACTTGTGCATCAAAGGCAAATACTTTATAAATTGAGGCTGCGATGATCTGCATTGTCTCACAATCCCAAAGGTGGTTTCCTACGTGTGGCTTGCTGACAACGTATCGCCACTTGCCTGGTGATGCCTCTCGCTTGACTTCGTTCTGCATCTGCTTGAGATACTCTTTGCTGTGGTCAACGCCAATCTGCCAGCCGTTGCCCTCGCCTCTCATGAGTGCAGAGAGTGTGTCCTTTGCAAGCAAGTTTGAGAACTTGACATATTTATAATAAACTCCTGTGTGGGTTCTCGCTCGTTGAATTGAGGAGAACGGTTTGATAACTCTGCGCTTACCAATCTTGGTGGCGTATCCATTCGCCTCTTCACCAAGTAAGCAGTTCCACGGGTTCGGATCGTCTGCGGTTACTGACTTGCGACATTCCAACGCTACTGTGTCCGGTCTGTAGCCACGGTCAACAAAGACGCAACGATTCGGCACCTTCATTCTGTCTCGTAACATTCGCAAACCTTCCCACTCGTCGATCTTACCTTCATACAATAAGCGGCTCTTGCCTTCAATGCTCCATGCTCTAATGACTACCCAAAAGTGGTCTTGCTGGACGTCCACTGTCATAAAGCGAAAGTTCTCAAACTCCCATTTCTGCCCATCGAAATACTCTGCCATGCGATATGCGTCTGTTGCTCCTTTAAGCGTGACAGTCTCATTCGGCTCAACCCATGACTGCGCTAGTCGCTTTTGGATGAACTGACGCATCGGTGCAAGGTTGAGTCTTTTGCGTGCGTCCTGTGCTGTGATCCACTCCATGACCAGCTTGCTCCAGTCAATCCACCAGACTGCCATTGCTGGGTATGTTGC